AAAAGCTCAAATAGTATTGCACTAGACCGTTGGGCAAAGGTACGTCAAGCAGCAGAAGCTGAAGCTGAGTTACAAGAGTGGATAACTCAATCGTATGGCAGAAGTAAGTGGTTAGAGCTTTTAAAAATACGCAAGGAAGTTCTTCAAGAAAAACGTGAAGCAGAGGCTCAAGCAAGACGTGATGCTATAGAAAGACAAGAGTTAGCATTAACCATAGCAGGTATTCTTTTTCTTATCTCAGCCTCTGCTGTCGGCTCTACTGCATATTTGCACCATATGGGTTGGATAGACGTAAGAGATTATTTGCCTTGGTAACACCGAGTAATTTGATAAATATTAAAAAGGTTTGATAGATGGCAAACAACTTTACCATAAAACAAAACGAAATTACAAAACTACAACAAGAAATACAGGCTGCAGGTAATCTTAGTCAACCCGGAGCTGAACCTGCTAGGTATGGTTGGGGTTATAATAGAACCAATAATAGAACATTTGAATATGGTACTGCTTATCAAATAGGTAAAGGGGATGCCAATACAGACAACCCAGTTACAAGAAGATATCCATTAGGTAATAAATCTGCCATCGCTAATGATGTTAGAAAATGGCTAGCTAATGCTAATAAACCACACGATGATTGGAAAGCTGCTACACAAGCTTACAAAAGTATTGATGCTAAGAAAAAACAGTTAGCTAAAGCACAGCAAGAACTTGCTGCAATACAGGCTGAAATACCTGCTGCAAGTTTTGGGTTAGCTCCACCTGAAACAGTTCCTTCTGTTACAGTAATGGGAACTGATGGAGTATTATATGGTAATCCTTATAAAGCAGCTTTGGCAGGTGCATTGCCACAGGGATCTTACCCCGGATTTGCAAAATATATGCCTCAAAATGCTCAAAAAGTGCAGCAACAACAGCAAAATATACAACAACTACAACAAGGTTACGCAACTACATTTAAAAATCTTGTAACAGATCCTGCTGCTAATGTTACACAAGCTACAGTTAGTAACATTGATCCTAATGCAGCAGGTACTCAAATAGCTCAAGGAACTGGTCAAGCACCTAACCTAGCAACACAATATAGCGCAAGTACAGTTGGAACAACAGCACAGGCAGCTGCACCTGATCCTTTGATGCAAGCTTCTCTTGTAAACCCTAGTATGTCTCAGCAGGGTATTTCCAATGCAATGCAAGCAGTCAATCCAGCTCAGGGTACACTGTCTCCACAAGCTATGGCAAATGCAGCTCAGATGAATCCATCTCAAACTCAAGTTGGTAATCTTCAGGCTGCTCAGGGTCAAGCAATAATGATGAACAACCCTGTTCAAAGACAGATACAAGCAGGTGAACTTATATCTGGTGTTGCAGATGCAACTACAGCTGCAGCTTTTGCAGAACAAATTCAAGCTGCACAAGCTACACCATCACAACAAGCTATGGTACAGGAACAACTGTCTGGCTTGATGCAAGACTTTCAAGGTGCTAACCCACCTGCATGGGCAGCTGGAGCTATGAGAGCAGCTCTAGGTAAGATGGCTCAAAGAGGTCTTGGTGCATCTAGTTTGGCAGGTCAGGCTGTTGTACAAGCAGCTATGGAATCTGCACTACCCATTGCTATGGCTGATGCAAAAACAATCTCACAATTTGAAATGCAGAACTTGACAAACCGACAGCAACGTGCTATGCTTTCGGCACAACAACGTGCTCAGTTTATAGGTCAAGAGTTTGATCAACAGTTTCAAGCAAGAGTTCAAAATGCAGGTCGTATTGCTGATGTAGCAAACATGAACTTTACTGCAGAACAGCAGGTAGCATTAGAAAACTCTCGTATGGCTAACAGTATGAACATGACTAACTTGTCTAATAGACAGGCTATAGTCATGGCAGAAGCTGCTGCTATAACACAATTAGAACAACAGAATTTAAGTAACCAACAACAAGCTGCTGTACAAAATGCTCAAGCATTCTTGCAGATGGATATGACTAATCTATCAAACAGACAACAGACTGCGTTGTTTAAAGGGCAACAGATTGCTCAGTCTATATTTACAGATCAAGCAGCAACCAATGCAGCTAGACAATTTAATGCATCTAGTGAGAATCAAACTAATCAATTCTTAGCCAGTTTAAAATCTCAAGTGTCACAGTTTAATACAACTCAGACCAATGCTATATCACAGTTTAATTCAGGTCAGAAGAATGCAGCAGAACAATTTAACTCTTCAGTGCAAAACCAACGTGATCAATTTAACACACAAAATAAATTAGTTGTTGCTCAGGCTAATGCTCAATGGAGACAGAATGTTCAGACCATAAATACTTCTGCAGAAAATGCTGCTAACATGGAAACTGCAAGAGTAGCTAACCAACTTACTACAACAATGGTAGATCAGCTGTGGCAACGTGAACGTGACATAATGGATTTTGTATTTAAGTCCTCTGAGTCAGCTAAGGAAAGAGCATTAGAGTTAATACTAGCTGATAAAAAATATGATGAGTACGCTATTGCCAGACAAGATGCAGAAAGTGCATCTAAGTGGTCAATATTTACACAAATAGCCCTTGGCATTTCTTAAAAGGTATAATTAATATGTCGTATCAAAAACTTTTATTATCAGCTAGAGAACAGGGAACTCTTAGATTACAACAGAAAGGTCTTGGTAAAAGGCAACGTAAGTTTGTTGATAATGAGATAGATACAGCTCTACTTACTGGTGAAGGTATTAGTAAGAAGTCTCTTATTCCAAGCAGAGAAAAAGAATCAGAGTCTAAATTTGATTTTATGACTGAGTTCTTTAATAAGTTACAGGCTTCTAACAAAAGTTTAAAAGAACAAGTACAAGAAGCTTTAGAAAAAGCTAACACAGAAACATCCCTAAAACCAAAGACCTATGAACAAGTAGTGTCTAGATTAAAAGATCCAGAAATGCCTGACAAGTTTAAATCTGACCCTGCTTTTTTATCAAATCTGGAAAAACTTAAAAAAGATTTTCCAGGTGTTACTGAACAAGAAGTTTTTAAAATTATTGAGGGTGAATCTAAAGGTGATGAAACAGCAGTTAGTAAGGCAGGTGCAGTAGGTATGTTTCAAATGTTGCCTAAGCCTCTAGCAGAACTGGGTTTTACACCTGATGAAGTTTTAAACATGGAAGCTGCAGAACAACTCTCCGTATATGGATCATATTTAAAACGTTGGGGTTATGATGGTAGTTATGGATTAGGTATAATTCAAGCTGCTCCTGCCTTTAGAAATTCTAGTCCCGACACAGTCGTATACAAAAAAAATAGTAAAGAGTGGAAAATGAATCCCGGATGGAGGCCTAGAGGCGGTGGTGATATAACAAAAAGAAGTATTGAAAATTATTATGGAAGGATTGAGTGATGTTTAATGCACCAATTCCGGGACAGTCTCTAACAACTGAACCTAAAAATTATCCTTGGGAAAATCCACCAGAGTATTCAAATGCAGAAGATGCATTGATGTGGCACATGGATAGGTTAGATGACCCTGAAAAAACTAAAGCCTGTTTGGGTTTACTTGAACTTGGGTTGGATGTGGTAACTTTAACTGAAGGTTTACTTAGAGGTGCTGTTGCTGAGGGTATACATACTATAGATACATCGTTAATTATAGGCCCAGTCATACATGAGTATCTAACAGGTACAGCAGATGCAGCTGGTATAGAATATAAAGAAGGTCTTTCAGATAACAAGATGGATATGGATGCTTTAAACTCTCAAATAAACGAGCAAGAAGCTAGAAAAATTCTAGAAGATATAGACAATGAAGAAGATATAGACCTATCTCCTATGGAAGAAGAACCTATGCAAGAAGAAATGCCTATGGAGCAGCCTGAAATGCAAGAAGAAAAACCTAAAGGTCTTATGGCAAGGGGGGTTTCATAATGGGTATGTGGGCAGGTATTGAACGAGGTCTAGCAGCTCATGAAGCCAGACAAGAAAGAAAAGAAGATAGAGATTTTAAAAGAAAACAACAAGACAGACTTGACGAAGAGTTCAATGAAAGTAAATTTCTTCGTAGAAGTAAAACTCTTTTAGATTATTTAGGTCCACGGGGTAGTCGTATATCTGTTGACTCTGCAAAATTTGCTGAAATAAAAAGAGCTATAGGTGATATTGAAGGTGCTAATGATTACCTTGCAAAACTTGCAGCATCTCCTTATGCTGTAGAAACAGTACATGCAGCTTTAGAAGCTAGAAAAAAAGCAACTGATACTATGCCAACTGGTCAAGAGTTATTGGATAACGTAGCTCTTATTGCTGAAAACTACGGTACTGAAAGTTGGAAGAAACAATATGAAGAAGGTAGAAGTATATACGAAATACTTTTACAAGATCCTGAAAAGCTATTAGATGATGAGTACTACACAGGAGTTCTGGGTAGGATAGGTGCTTTGGATGATGTTGTTAAACCAACTGTTGGTGTTGAGGTAACTCCCGGTTATACCACTAAATTAACTACTCAAATGATGGAACAACAAATAAAACAATTTGATGATGCACTTGAAATGTATGCAAATAATTTAAAGGATCAAGGTGTACAAGGAGAGTTTAATGACGACCTTGATACGGCCTTAGAATCTTTTAACGATGGCTCAAAAACAAAACTTCGTAAATCTTTAGGACCAGTAGTATTATATCAGTTGCTACAACAGGGTGGTCCATTATGGACAGCAGGACTTACTGGAACCTTAAAAGATTTTAACATTGAACCTGTAGAAATACAAACTTTAAAACAGGCTGCTGAAACAAGTGGAAGAGAAGAAGCTATAAGGAAATTTAATGAAGCGTATGGCCCGGGTCAAGCAGAATTATTTTTAGGAATGTAGTATGGCTACACCATTTTCTGATTGGTTTAACTCCCAATCTTTTTCAGATAAACCAGAACAACCTATCGTGGTTCAAGAACCTGAGCCAATAGAGTTTGGCAAGTATTCTCAAAACGATTTAGTTAAAGATAAATACTTTGGCACAGTTAGGGACTACATGCAAACTAGGTTTGGTGTAGATGAGTTTCGTGGTGACGACAGAGAAGAAGTTGTAAATAAATTTCTCAATAACATGAGGGGTTTCTCTGGTGGTAACTCTGTAAGAACTGTAGGTGAAGTTGCATTTCTAAACAGTCTTGAAGATGACTCTGAAGAACTATCAACTGTTGGTAAAGCCTACGAGCTTTTTGAAAACATGGCTGGAGTCTTTAGTGGGGAGACCACTGCAGGAGAAAGACTAGAAGCTGTAGGAGACTACGCAAGAACTACACTAGCTGACCCAGTTAACCTAATTGGTTTTGGTATAGGTAAACTGTTTACTGGTGCTGGTAGTAAAGGTGCTGCTAAACTAGCACAGCAAGCTGCTATAGCTAGCTACAGGAGGCAACTACAAAAAGGTGTTGCAGATGATATTGCTAAAGATGCAGCTAATAAAGTGTTTACTGAAACATTTAAAAAAGTTTCTAAAGATAATGCAGCTAAAGCAGTTGCTAAAAAAGAAGCTAGAGATAAAATCCCCGATACAATTAAGAACAGACTTAAGTCTAATTCAAAAGAGATAACTGCAAACATGGCTGTCGAAATGGCAGTCAATGTAGGTTCTGCTTATGCTTATGAAAAAGGTCTTGTAAGAACTGGTGTACAAGAAGAAGTAAATAAAATTAATCTAGGTCTTGCAGGTGTAGGAACTATGATTCTTGGGGGTGTAAGATTTGGTACAGTTGCACTACAAAAAAATAAAAATGCGTTGGTGCAACCAGACATAGAAGTAGAAGTACCAAAGAAATTTGATCCAAGAGAAGTTTTAAAAATTGTACAAGATAAAGTACCTTTTACCGAAACATTAAGAGATAAAGCACTTCGTGCTAAAGAACTTTCAGACCTAGACACAGATTTTTTTATTACATTTTTAATGGGTGATACTGAAGCTGGCATTAAAGGTATGGCTCAAATATTTGCAGAGCAAGGACATGTGTTTATAAAACGTACACCTGAAGATGGTGTATCTAATTATGTTGCAGATGTATTAAAAAAGACTGACCCTAAAATTGCAAAACAATTTATAAAAGATTTTACTAAAGCTACTGGCATTAAGATGACAGATCTTGGTGATCAGGTAGGTAAAAGAAAATTAAATATGGAAACCTTTGCAGATACATTTGCAAACAAGATGAGAGACCAAGGTCGCTTAATGAATGCTGCAAGCCAGTTTGCAAAAAGAATGGGTATAACAAGAGAGCAAGCTGAAGGAGTTCCTATATCAGATGCAGCTGCAGCTTTACTTGGCACAGATAATAAAATAAACATTAAAGATATGAAAAATCTTGGTTGGTTAGGTAAAAAATGGCAGAAAGTTAAAGACGCAGAAATAAATAAAAATATAGTAGATGCACAACGTAAAGTTATTCGTCTACTTGTTACAGCTCCTAGCACATCTTACCTCAACCTAGTCGGTTACGGTTCTGCGGTTGGTATAAACACAGTCACTGATGCAGCACTTGCTTTAACTCACTTAGGTCAAGCAGGAGTAAGTAAAGTATTCGGTGTTGGTAAGAATGCGGAAGAGTCTTTACGTATTTTTAGACAGTTGGCTAATGCACAAAAACAAAGATTAAAAAATCTTATGGACACGAGTATGACTTACGATGCATACATGTCCATAGCAAATAAAAATCCTGATGCACTAAAGCAACTTACATTTGCTATGAATGGTGGTATAGAAGTTGATGACGCTTTAAAGAAAGCTTTTGGTGGTGAGATAGATTACTCTAAAAGTATGATGGGTTTACAAGTTGATAAGGGTATTGACATACTACAAACAATAAACTTTGTGCATGGTCAGGATGTACTTACAAAGTCTCAAGAGTTTATATATCAACTAGATAAAGGATTAAGATTAGATACGTATTTTAATAAAGAACTTGAGATAAATGGTTTCAATGAATTTTTTACTAACCCTAATGCTGCTAAACTCATGACAACTAAAAACTATTTAGATGTATTAAATAAAGCAGTATATGAAACACAGAAAGCTACCTTTGCTTTGTCGTATAAAGACGCAGGGTTTGTACCTAAGATTATAGAAGAAGCCAGAGATGTCGCAGGTCTTGGTTTGTTAATACCTTTTGGTAGATTTTTTAACAATACTATAGCTCTTATGTCTGACATGAGTTTTGCTACTGCTGCTCTACAAATAGCAGGAGTTAAGACTGGAACTCAGAGGGGCATCAGAGAAAATCTTGTTCGTGGTGCAGTAGGTTGGGGGTCTGTATATGGACTGGCTCAAAATGAAATGTTAAATAGAGAGCTTGGTTTAAAATGGAATGAGTCTATTGACGAAAAAACCGGTGCTGTTAAAGATGTAAAGTATGACTTTCCAATATCTCATGCTAAAGGTTTAGGTAGACTTATGTCTTATTATCTTGATGGAACATCAGCTCCAAAAGAAGAAGCAGCTGAAATTATAGAAGTGCTTGGACCGGGACAACTTACAAGACAGCTTAATCAAATTACTGAGGGCTTAGGAAATCTTACACTTACTGCTGTAACAAATAAAGGTCCAGAAGGTGACAGAGCAAGAAAAGAGTTTTTTAAACCTTGGAGTAAGATTTTTTCTCAAGCTGTGTCAGGATCAACTAGGTTCTTAGATCCTGTTAATACTGCGGTTGGTTTAGCCAGAGGTTCTGATTTTAAAATGATCAATAGAAAAGAAGGTAGTGAAACTTTAAACAACTCACTACGTTATATGGATCAGATTATTGCTGTAGTAAGTGGTGAAGATATATCTGAAGAAAAGTTTAATGCTGCAACAGGTAAGATAACTCTAGATGCAGCTAAACAACTTGGCTACAGAGAAGTTGAAATGACTGACACCAAGAAGATGTTAAGTATTATTGGTCGACCAACTTATCTAGCTAACCTAAGAACTAAAAGTACAGAAGCAGACAATAGATTTAATAATATATTTCATGAGATTATTGAACACAAAGCTTCTAAACTACTAAGAAATCCTAAGTTTAGAGAAGGTAAAAGTAAGGCAAGAACACAACCACTATTAGATTTTAGAACGGTGTTAGTAAATGCTGTGTTAAGAGATGCTAGGACAACTACATTAACATTTATGAAACGTGGTGTATACGATGTTGATGATATAGTTTTATCTAAGATGATAGACATAGGTAGTAAATACAACTGGGCTAAGATTGATAGAGGTCTTGATATAATGCAAGAGAAATCAGAAGAAAAAATTGAGTTTAAAGACCTAACAGATGAACAGTTAGATACTCTTGAGGCATACCTAAAGTTTGAAAAACGTTTAGAAGAAAGAGCAAAAAGATCTCTTAACTAATCCTCTAACATTCTATCTGCCCACTCGTAGGCTTCTCTCTTTACCTCACTAAGCCTGACAGAACCACCACGACTAGCAGCAAGCAACCCTGACAGTGCTTGACCTGCTAGATATATGCGAGCTGACATAGGTGGCTCTTCAACAATTTTTAATTTACGAAACTCTTGAGCTTCTTGTTCGAGAGTTTTCTTTTTTGTATTGTTCATTTTATTTCCTAGACTGCTGTTGTATTAAAGCCTCAAGATACCAACGTGCTTTCTTTAGATCTTCTACACCATTTTTATATCTCCAACGGTGAAGATACTTAGCTATGTTGCCTCGAAGGTAGCCAGTGTATTCATCATCTGATAGAAAATCTTTTATGTATTCTATGCACTCTATTCTACCTTTACCATAATGAGGTGGACTATTTACATAGTCCTCCACATCATCAAACAATTCAGAAATTTCAAATTCTTCTTCTTCCATGTTACACCTCTATAAGTTCTGCTTCACCGTAAGGAATGTGAAAGAAATATTCATATCGTCTAGCGTTAGCTAACCATATTTCCTTTGAACACTCTTCAGTAAGTTGAAAGTCTTTGATTCTCCATGCTTGTTTACAGTCACTACGTATGACATAGAAGTTACAATAAGTATTGTCACCCTCTACCTTCTTGTACTTGTTTATAAGTCTGTACTTTCTGTAAGGTATACGTATCTCTTTCCACTTGGGATTCCAATCACCTGTCCATTGGTTCTTCATCTCTACTTCAGAGTAATACATACCATCATTCTTCTTACTCTTTATATCAAAAGAAAAGTCTTCCTCTGTGTCAAGGATAGTATGCCCATTACTTTCTAAGTAATTTGTTATTGTTGTCTTAGCTTTACTGTCATTCTCTGCGTATGATTGAGGTTGAAACTTTCTGTAATATGATCCTTTAATTGGCTGTAACATGGTATCTCCTTATGTTAAATCTACAATTTCACAGACATCACCAGAGCAAGCCATTGTCTGCATAGCTACGGTGTTATCTTCTTGTTCGTACTCTGATAGTTTAGACCAGTCAATCTTATCTGGCATACATGATAGTAGCATCTTATAGTCATGCTTACCACAGTCTTGATACGGTGCTTGTTGATAAGTGTGATCGGAGTGTGGCAAGAATGACACACCAGACATCTCATCAAAGTGTTTAAAAACAAATGCACCAACGTCCATCCACTCATCATCTCTGACTGAGATAGTTACTGATGGCTTATGCTCACACCAATGTCTTTGATATATAAGCCACATCTCTAGTTGTTCTATGGCTGTCATATCGTTTCTAGTAATAGCTTTGTCGGGAGACTTTACAGGAAAACTAAATACTGTAGTTGTATCTCCCTTGAATACACAAGGCTCATTTGGTATACCTTGATCCTTCATGAACTGTGTTAGAGGATCTTTGTTGTCACCTCTTACTGTTCTTACATAATAGTTGCTGTGCCTTGCGTGTATTCCAGAGGCACTGTCAACAAGTTGGCTAACTGTTCCGCTGGGTTTGACACAGGTGATAGATGTACTCTGTGGTATGCCAAGGCGATTAGAATAATCAAGATTAGTACTAACAGCAACTTCTCGTAGATGTTCAAGAGTCTTCTCCAATCCTTTGTTCTTAGATGTTAATAGTTTATTATCCATTATTCCAGTGAGCGACACACCCAACAGTCGTTCTTCTTCGGTATTTCGTTGCCACACTTTTCGCAGATATGGAAACTTAGTGAAGGAAGACTGAACAGTCCCAAGAATAGTTGCCAGTTTAACTTTACGCTCAAGATCATCAACTGTATCTGTTCCTCTAACCACAACTTCAGTGAGGTTACAGAACTGGTAAGGCCGTAGAATAATTTCTGAACAGGGGTTAGTACCAAACTCAAAGTCAGGGTCACGTCTACCAAATTTTGCAGCTTGTTTCTTAGATGCTTCACGATTAAATATCCCTCTTTCACCGGACTTACTCTCAACTAGAGCAGTCCATTCTCTCATAAAAGTTTCAATGTCAGGTCTCTCTGTATAGGAAACAGAGTTGTTAGCTAATGCTCTGTGTGCGGCTGTCTCCCACCACTGTCCTGACTTAGCATGACGCATACGATCATCACTCAGGTTAGACAGAGAGATCATAGCACTACGTCTGACACCACCCACTACAACTATCTGACCGATGAAACACATCAGGTCATGGCATTCCATAGACGATAGTCTACGTCCTTGTGCAGCTT